TTCTGGTCAAAAAATCCGCCACTGAACGCTTCGGTAAGGAATTCAGTTGCTTTACTTTGCCAGCACTCCTTATTCAGCCATTTGGAAAGCTCCGAAATTGAGAGCAGACCATTGGGTTTATTGCAGAGGATTTTTGCAATACCTTCCGGCGATCCCGATGTGCCGACATTCCAATCCTTATTATAATCCTGGGCACAGTGATACAAATCCGGGTTGGTCATATGGGCAAACTTCCCAATGATACCGCCGATGTCTTTTCCGCAGGCAGATTCTGCAACGAGCATTGCATACGCATTGCACAGCTGACCACCGGCAGTATCGATTTTCAGCCTTGCCCGGTCGCAGCCGATAAGGTTGAGTGTACCGAGGTTACCGCCATATCGTGCGGTCAACTCTGCTTCGGAGGCTTCGCCGCTTAAACAGCAGGAAACAGTAATAATGGATTTCAGCAACGCACCTTCCAGCGGAAGCGGAGGTCGGGAAACGGAAGCATAAATATCCGTAATTTCGCCCAGAAGCGTACCCTCAAGGCACTTGCGGATGTCATCGTTGGTGACTTTACGCCACACTGGTATGATTTCCTCTTCAACGACCTCTCTTTCCGTTTGTTGATTTAAGATACCGGATATATCCACATCGGTGTATATCGGCTCTTTCCGGTCATAGCATCCGGGTTCACGCATAATGCGGAACTTGCGCCAGTCATTGCCGGTGCAGGAGTCGTGATGACAGCGGAACGCCAATGCTCCATCGGGATGTTCAAAGATCCCTGCGGAACTGTTGGTGTGAGCAGAGTTGAACGGGCAGACTTTGAATATCCACTTCCGTCCCCCGGCAGAGTTCCAGATCTGCGGCGATCCTGCATCGGGTGCGAACTTTAATATCCACTCATCGATGCTGAATCCTGCACTTTCGTGGTATCCCTGCTGGGAGTTGTTCTCATAAACCACCGGCTGTGATACAACATCTCCGGCAACGGCTTTCAGTTGCTCCACAGAAACTTCAGAAAGTGTTTCGGGGAGATTCAGTATTTTCGCCATGCGATGCGGTCGTGTGGGAATACTGTCCCCTTTGCAATTCATTGTTCCGGGCAGTCTCCAAAGCCGTGCGGGATTGAAGACCGTAAGGTCAACTTTTACCTGCTCGGAAGAGGCAAGTGCAATCTTTTCAAGTACACTTTTTACCAGCCCCTCATCATCTGCCGGGAGATTGATGCGGTATGTCATTTGTGCGCCATTGCCGGAGTCCAGCATTACCGGTTCGGGCCAGCCGTCTTCGGAGAGAAAGGAGCGGATTTCCTTTGCCTTTTCCAGAGCCAGTTGGTGTTCTTCATCGGTACTGGATATGCCGGACTTGCGGACGGCGTCACAGTCTATGAGCAGCCATCTCCTGCTGACGATATCGTTGTCTGCGGTTGCGGTGTCGGATCGTTTCAGCCGGTTGTATGATCGAGCCAGAAGGTCGGGGGTGACGGGATTGATTATGACATAAACGCCGGTATAACCACGGAGCTTCCCGATAGCTTCAGCGGCTTCAGCGATATGTTCATACTCAAAATATCCCGATGCGGTGTGCGGTCGCATCATTTCTGCCGACAGTGCATTTAACGCACGGATTTCGAAGACATCTCCCGGCTGAAACCATGTGGTCAGAGCGCGGATGATTTCTTCTTTATCGATCATTTTGCGGCAATCTCCAACAGCATAGTGATATTGGGTTCGGAATGAAACGCCGGGAAAACTTTGGTTTCAAACCAGTTCTTCAGCTGCGGAACATTACGGCGTCGGCTGTGACGGAAGATATCCCGAATATCGCAGGGGGCGATGATGCGGACATTCTGCGGACCGCCGGTAGTCTGCATTTTGATGTACTCCGGAGATGATTCACAGAATCTGCCGAGGGTTTTGTTCGGGTTGACATAGCCGAGGATGTTGCAGATATCGGTAGCGGAAAACTTCGGAACACCATTCATCACTACCATACGGATGGTGCGTTTGCCATAAGCGAGGGCGGCGGGAATATTACTCATTACTTTTTCTCCATATTGTAATTTTTAAGAAATCGGATTGCGGTAGCGGCGGTTTGTATTGCCTCGGTGACGATAGCGTACTGCGAAGAATTCTTCTCTTCATGGTCCAGCACGGCTTTGACCAGTTCGCCGGACTCTTCAGCAACAACTGCGGCAGCTCTAACGGGATCAGCGGGCCAGTCTGGATGTTTTTCCTCTGCCCGGATGATTTCGGTCATAACAAGGGAAAGCACTTCTTCAGTCTTCATTTGCCAGCTCCTGCACTTTCGTTCATTGCGTCCAGTATCTCTTTTGCCTCCTGCTGAATTCTGCGGACTTTTTCTATATAAATGTCGCAGTTTTCAATAAATGATGCAAAACACCCCGGAAAATCTGGAGAACTTCCGTTAGGGGTTAGAAGAAGCTCATAATTGGTCATGAAAAAATTACTTTTCTCTTTTCCCTTTTGATTCATTGTAATGTGCCAGCGATTATCGAAGCTGACCATTTCCTGTTTAGTTTCCTGTGCAGTCACTTTCCAGTTGATGTTATCCATAATTATTCCTCCTCTTCCATACTCCAATCACAAAGAATCGCAAGTGCATAACCGAGTTTGCGCGTGGCATCTTCAATGTGAAGCTGGACGTCGTAGTCCCAATCAATATTCTTATCAAGGACTTGTGTTACTTTTGAATGCACAGTTTTTAAGAGCAGAAGGCTCTCCGCCAGTTTTTGGCAAGTTTCTTTAATTTCTTTGCTTCCGTAAGTCATTTTAACCTCCATAAGGTATTTATTTTTGTCTTTTAATGTTCTTTTGTGCTGATAGCAGACAGGATAGTATCTGTTATCAAAACGGAATGTCGTCATCGTACACACCCAAGTCCTGCGGACTGTTTGTGGGATAGTCGTACATTTCAGCGATATCATCGCCGGGTTCACGCATCGGAGGACGCTCGCCGAACTCATACTTTGTGATGCGGTCGAACTTCTCTCCTGCGGTGGATTTGACTGTGATTTTCAGCGTGGGGGCAAGGATGCCGTTGTTCGCCATATGGACTGCCTGCCGTGCCGTGGTCGGGATCGGGTATCCGTAAGCTGCCCGTTTCGTCCACCACTTTTCAAACTTCTCCCTTGCATAGCCGGTATGTTCCGGACAGACCCACTCGGATTTATACTCACCGAAGCCGATGCGGTAATCGATCCGCATCGTTTTGGGTGTGTCGGGGTCGGCATACTTCTTTGAGTGAACGCTGAAATAAGTGTCCTGCACGGCGTATTCATCGAAGAATACCTCTCCGGAAATAATACCTTCACGGGATGCGTGTTCTGTGGTATTGTTCTTTTGCGGAGGAGGAAATTCATAGCCGCATTCGGGGCAGCTCTGATACGCAGCGTGAATCAGTGCCAGGCATTGCGGACACTTCTTCGCAGGAGCTTCGCCACTTCCTTCTCCATTTTCCTTTATGGTTATCATATCCACGGGACCGTGCCGCATGATATTTTCGCCATAGTCCAGGACAAGGCAGTTTGTTTTCCCGGTATCGGGTGACAGTCGTGTACCGCGTCCTACCATCTGGATGAGCAGTCCGGCAGAGTTTGTGGGGCGTAACAACACCACGCAATCTGTATTTGGAGCATCGAATCCGGTAGTGAGGACATTGACGTTTGCCAGAAACTTCAGCGGAGGTTTCGGCGTACCGAACAGATCCGCAGGGACAAAATCTCCTTTGAACCGGGAAATGATTTCAGCCCGTTCACCGGGGGCGGTATCTCCGGTCACAATAGCACATTCTTCACCGGAATAAGCGGTGATTTTTTCTGCGATATGCTGACAGTGTGCCACGCTGGTGGAAAATATCAGCACCGATTTACGCTCACGGGTCAGCTCCACGATTTCTCGGCAGGCAGAGTCAACGATGTCCTCATTGTCCATAGCCTTTTCGATATCGGCATTGACAAATTCGCCGCCACGGATGTGCAGGTCATTCAAATTTGCTTCTGTCTTTCCTGCACGGGAAATCAGCGGTGATAGATATCCTTGATGGATCATATCTTTTAATCCCGCCTCAAAGCACACCTCATTGAGGATGTTGTCGGGCTGACAAATCAGTCCGCCTTTCAATCTGAACGGCGTTGCGGTTAAACCGATAACGCGGACATTGGGGTTTATCACCTTCATATCTTTGAGGAAGGTTCGGTACATTCCATCCCCATCGGGAGCGATAAGATGTGCTTCGTCAACGATAATCAGGTCGAATGCGCCGAGGTCACACGCCTTATCATAGACCGACTGGATACCGGCAACGATAACCGGCTCGTCAGTATCTCTGCTTTTCAGCCCTGCGGAAAAGATGCCCAGCTTGATATCGGGGC